TCCATACCAGTTCAAGCACTCGTATGCTATCCGGCTTAATGTCATTTATATCTATGCTTATAAAATGTAGAACCAATATGTATTTTCAGGATTAAATACTTCTGTATATTTAAGGGCTATGGGGGGGGAATCCAGCATCGGCAGATTGTTAGATACCCGCACAAAAAATTCTGCAATTTTCGCCATCAGCCAGAATATACGCGAACCCGTATAAACAACGGATATACGAACTCGCGTATAACTAGGCATAACTAAATACAACTAGATGTAATCTACGTACCCGATAATCTGAGCAGCCGCCGTAGCCGTTACATCATTGTTAGCAACAAGCCCTGTGCATGCAAACGCAAGTCCAAGCGGAAACACTCTACCAAGCACTGAAGTAAACACAGGAGAAGCGCCGTTAGCTGGAACCTGCACAATAGCCACAGGAATGTCTGAGGCAAGCACTGGAGCCGAAGCTTTGTTGTACAGCTTCACAAACGCCGGTGTAGCAGTAAGATTCTGGAATCCATACCCGTAAAGTTTACGAGCACCCGCAGCACCAATAAGCTGCGTGTTTGTACTAGCAGTAGATATGAACGGAAATGAAAGACTAGCACGATCTAGCACATTAACAGGAAGTGTTCCACTGCCGAAGCCGACAGAGGCTACCACACTACCAGACGTGTACGCTGTAATACGCGCACGAATCCGGCCCGCAAACAACGGGAAAAGATACTGACCTCCGGCTGTGATAGGTCCAGTGCTGTAGATGTTAGAAGCAGATGTATTGACGTACGGGATTTCAAACCAAGTTTGACCATCAGTCAGAGTAGCCTGCAACTGCACACTAGCATTGAACGTACCAGACAGTTCCAAAAAGCCGTAGCTGAACAGCCCAACGTCTACATCAAACAAGTCGGCATTAAGTGCAGATCTTTGTACAGCAACAATATCGTTATACTTATGAAGATTAGAATTTTGAGCGACCAATATAGTCTCCTTAAAAGAGGACCTGTGCCCGAATTAACAGGCACAGGATATTAGTGCTATTAGGTCTGAACGTTATTATCAGACGGCTGAGTACGCGTAGTGATTTCCTCGTACTGCACAACCACGTCAACCTGAGCACCGGCCCACGCAGTCACAGCTTCCACGAACAGCGTCTGAGACGTAACCTGATAGTTTTCAATCGTCGGAAGAGTAGAAAGAATAGCGTTAGCACCGATAGCCTGCGCAGTAACAATTTGCGTACCGCCAGCAGACGTACCAATACGAATACCGCCCGTCACAACGTTAGCGGTACGGTTACGGAAGTAGATGCGCCGGAGCATAACACCAGCCGGCAGAACAATCTGACCGTTGGCAGTAAGTGTAGCAGTACGATTGCCGCGAACAGGCGCAGCACGCTGAGCTTCAAAGAAATTCGGCAGAGCCATATTATAGTTCCTTGTATAGTTTTACATGTAAAAATTGTGGTTATAAATCCTGAATACCGCGCCTGTCGGCCTCTCGGCCATCTAGGGCGCACGGGGCCCGCTCAGGCGGCTTAGGGAGGGCCGCTGGCCGGCAATCTAGACCCGGAAGCTACGTGTATAGCCTCGGATCAAAACGCCCGCTGGCGGGCCCTCCCTGCCTCGCCTAGGAAAGGATCAACCTAGGCGATCTAATCCCCGCTCGGGAACTCTATAGCCCCGTGCTAGTCTTGCACAGGGGTCCCGTAGACACGGCCAGTGCCGTTCTGCCGGGCAATCCGGTTATTCTCGTACTCAACCTCGGCTGCAAGAGCCGTCTTATCTGCGCTAAATCGCGCAATAGCGTGCAGAGCAGCGGTCTTAAGGGTGTTCATGAACAATTCATGCTTGTCGTCCTGCCCGCGAATGTTACCAGCAGCCAGCAGGAGTTCTTTACGGAGGGCCGAAAGAAAGCCCCACTCGTCACGCGGCCATTCAACAAGAGCAGAATTAGCAGAAACGCCAGTAACAGGGGTTACTGCGGGGGTTTCTTGAACCTGCTCCGCATCTTTTTCAGATTGAACTTTACCAGATTCAGTAACAGCCCCAGCATCAAGTTCAGTAATGGTTTCATCAGTCATTATTAGCCTTTAAAATCGTCTCTGAAACTTACTCAGAGCGTTAGGAGTATTATTGCGCAGACCGTGGAAACCCGGAAGTTTCCTACCGTCACCAAGCGGGTTATTCATAAGCTTTCTGTACTGCTCTTGCTTTGCAGCAGCGGCAGCTTTAGCCTCGTCTTGCGCTAGAGCCTCTACCCAATACCGGGCAGAACCTGCAACAGCGTCTAGCCGGTCATCATGCAGAAGAGAACCGGGCTCTCGTGTAATACGAGACATCTGCCAAAACATACTGTACGTACTGCGCTTATCGGCAGGGTACTGTTGGCATTGTTTCCAGTCTTCAACAAGTAGGTCTTCGTGCACAGCGAACTTACCAGAGCCAATCATGGGCTCTAATGTATCAATGATACGTAGTTCTTTTTGTCCACTCTCCCACACGTCCTCAAGGCCGCACTGATGCGCCTTAATTAGATGCGGTTCCCACACAGCGCGGAACGCGCCTTTACCATAGTTCTCTTCGATGCTGATATGACGAGGCTTCCAGCGCTTAGCAACTTCTGTAAGCCAGTTCAGTTGCCTCTCTGTAAATCCACCAGGCATACCGCCAACGGCGTACAGCCAGACACGTCCAGCAAGGAAGCCTGTAATTGCGTATGCAAGCTCATCCGCGTTCTTACCGCCACCAGACGGATCTACGTACATATGCCCGCCTTTCAGTGCACCGAAATCTTCGGCACTACTGACACGGAATATGCTTTCTTTATGCACGGGATGGTCTGTAGGAAGCTGAATCTTATGCTCATCAGTACGAGCAAAGTTCAGAATCATGGGAGCACGCTTTTCGTCCCTGTCAAAGGCCATAACCCGAAGGTTCAGTAGCTTCAATGGGAAACGCTCTGCATCAGACAATGCAGTACTAAGCATGTGCTGCAATTGGAAGTAAGCAGCGCCTTGGTCGATCTCTTTCTTGTTTAGTGCCTCTTCATTAAGCAGCACTTGATCGGTGACTTGGCCGCGTTCGCCAGTAGGCCCGCCTCCTGTACGGAGAGTAGGATTCTTTGCGAGGCGCTGTTTAATCAACGGAGCCAGATACGACCCGTATGAAACTTCTTCTTCTTTAGTAGGATACCTACCCGGCCAGATACGAATATCGTACCCGCGTCCCGGCAACGTATTGTACACGCTATCAATACTCTGCGGTGTACCAAGCCAGACAATATCTCCGGTAGAACAAATCGAGGTAAAGTCTAGAGTAAGGTGTAGCAAGCGCGCACGCTGATGCTGAGTTTGGCTGTTCTTAGAACTTTCCACATCGTCAGCAATTAACAGGTCCGCACGCTTGCCCTGCATGTTTGAGGTAATACCGATGCACCTGATAGAAGGTGACTTTTCAGGACCCTTCAGAGTGTAGTGAATATCAAACGCCTCGACACTGGCTCTATCACCAGCAGACCGATCAGGACGCATGCACTCTAGCTCATCCATACCATTAATGATCTGGATGATCCAGTTAGAGATTTCTTCGGCCATATCAGAGCCAGACGATACAATAAGAACACGCGTAGACGGATCATGAATAAGACGCCACACCGCATAAATAGCAGTAATGGTAGTCTTAGCCTGTCCACGCTGTGCTTGGATCATTCGGTACTGAGGACCGTTAGCAAGATACTCTCCGATATCTATTTGTAGCTCGGAGCACTTAAAGCCCATAAAGTCTTCGATAACGTCAACCAACAGGTCTTCAAATTTGGCATAATGTTTTTGTAGAAGCTCAAGATTCTGCCATCTTTCGAGAGCTTGTTCTTCTGTCTCTCTACCGGCCATCTGGCCTCCATTATAATTGATTTATTGAGACGGCCACCGTAGCAGCCGTCTTGTAAATCAATCTGTGTCTGGTTCTAGATGCACAACGTTCCCAACCTGACGACGCTTCTTTGCCTTAGCAGCAAGCTTCTGTTCAAGTTCAGACATTGTGTTTCCAGCTTCCGGGGCACACGTAATTTTATTCGAGTCAAGAAATTTTACAGCTACAGAGATTAGAGCAGGATTGATAACAACTTCTACGTCGTTACCGTTTTCATCCTGCGCCGGATTCTCTTGCTGCGCAATCACTTTATCCAAGGCATTAATCATCACCTTGGCAACCTTAGTATGCAGATCACCAAGAGCGCCTTCTGATGCGGGTCCTTTAGAGGTCGTCATACTTATTTGCTTTCTTAAATAGAACGTTCCACGCCTTCGGCACTTCTTGCACAAGGCGGGCAATCAATAGCAGGAAACCTAGCACAGCCGCAATATGGCTGTAGTAAGAAATAAACCCTGCAAAAAACATGCTCACGATAGCGATAATATATGTAGTCGCTGCGGTTGCATACGTTGAAATTGACTCCTGAATCTGCATCCGCAGTCTCCTTGATAAATATCAGTATTGATACTGACCAGCCGGAACGAAATTAGCGGCAGCGCCTGCACTGAAAGCACCGCCCGCTTTCATACCCTTCCACGCGAAATCGACGCATTTGCCAGTGACAGCGCTTTCGTATTGCACCGCAAAGCGAGCACGGTTTGCGCCGTCTCCGAAACAATCACGGAAATGGACTACACGCGCAGTTGCAGGCATATATACCAGCGCGTAATCGGTGGGCGTATCTTTAGCAGCGTCTTCAAACGTGCAACCGAGCATACGGATCTTCTGACCTCCGATCACCGCCGCCTGCTTGCGGCAGAAACCAATGCGGGTTTGGTCGAAGTTCACATCCTGAACATTACTTTCAATGCGAACAGCCTCATTGTCGGCATTACCTTGCGGGTAAAGGTCGCCCGTCGCTCCAGATGTGTTTGAAAACAGGCACTGGTCAAAATCGAAATACCGGGCCTTAATCATGTAAAGAGATCGATCTTTTGCTCGATCCGTCTCAAAAACATTGAACCGACAATATTGCGGAAATTCGTTTGGGTCGTTAGACGGCGAATTTATGTAAAGGCCATTATTGGCTCCCAACATATACAGCCCGTTTGTGGTCACGCCATAAACCGGGCCTTCGATGAACATTCCATCGGTGCCGCCGTTATTACACTGCACGTTGACATTCTTGTAAACGATCACATCGGAGCGCGTGGCGGTCGGCGCAACGTTGGCCTGATGATTGATGGCCCTGCCATTGGTGGCGTTCGGGAAGTTCAGGTCAACGTCTTCAAAAGTCAAATCGTTAACCCGATTGGTGTCAATGCCTGAGTAAAGCCCATCAAACACGCATTTCCATACCGAGCCTTTGGCATTGTTGCGATAGCGCAAGGCAATGCCTGAGGTTCGCGCATTTAGATGCACGACATGCAGGTGTTCAAGATCGGCATAGAATGTCTCTGACGTCGAACCGAAATCGAAAATATCACCAGTGGTTGCGGCAATTTCGATGCGCGCCTTGGCTCCAACTCCCGATACCCTGAGGTAGCTTGTTTGGTCGCCGGGCTTGAACATTTGAATGCGGCCATTAAACCGCCACGCGCCGGAAGGTGGTGCTGGCAACCAAACAGTTCCTCCACCGCCAGTAATCACGGCGTCGATGGCTGCGTTCAGTTGCGCAGTTTCATCTGCACCTTGTCCAAGCGCCCCGAAATCAAAAGGCGTCACGCCGTAACGCTTTATATAATCGGTAATATCGTTAACAGATTCAGCAGCAGCAACACTAATAGCAGCACTAGCAGCAGCAGAAGTAGCTGCCGCAGTAGCCGCAGCACTTGCTGCTAAAATCGTCGGCACTTGCGTTACAAGATCACCTGTGCGATCATCTACATATTGTTTATTGGCTAGATCTGTTGATGCAGTAGGTGTCCTAGCGTTAATACCAGTAAAATTAGCAAAATCCAAATCTCTGCCTAGAGACGCGAATCTGCCGTCCAACACTTCCTGCACAGCCATAATCGTCTGTAGCTGAGAAATGTCTAGGTTCATTTCATCAAGAACATCGCCGTTACTAAAGTTCACAATAAGCGATTCTTTAGGAACAGTACGTTCGAATACAATAGGTACGCCAATTCCTGCGGGCGTACCTGCAATTTGAAATAGGTTAGGTCCAAGGAACGTGATGGCTCGGTAAACAGGATTACCAAGACCATCAACCTCGTTCCCTACGCGCGCAGTAATATGCGTTGGATCAATATACCCCAACGTAAAGTTCACTGGATATTGCGTAGACACGCCATCCCCTATTTTAGTTACACGGGAGAACGCCAATTGAGATTTCCTTTAAGTAGCAATCATTGTGTTATATCTAATAGGGACGGTTTTCATATTCTTTCAATGCCTGTAGTGCAAGTTCAGGTGCTGTAAGCTGCTCTGTAGGTTCTTCAGACTCAGGTTTCTTTTTGTCATGTTTCATTGCATTTAGAGCGGCAGAGAAGCCGTACAGGTTGCCAATTAGGGGCGTTGTCTGTAGAGCACGCACATCATTGTTAGTGTAGTCGCCTGTAGCAACATTCAACAAAGCACCAGGTATATTAGCCATCCGGTTCAGCGTAGTAATAGAAGCCGGAACAGCAAACACGTTGCTATCAATTCCTCTAGTGTACTCATTAAACTTAAGGCTATCAATACCAAGCACGTTCATAACTGGATCTGTCCACATTGGAATCCAACCAGTCATGTTGCTGTAGCCAATAGCGCCCTTCGCAATCTTTTCCGAGTTAAGATTCTGAGTGTTGCCCTTAACAGCTTGAGCAGCCGTGTACGCAGTAGCAGCAGTAGCCAGTCCATAGAAGAAAGTAGCAAAGGCTTCTTGATCTACAAACTTCATATTACGCAGAACTTGCTTCTGAATTGCAAGCAACGGGAACGTCTTAAGCTGTGCAAACAAGGCAGCAATTCCGTTCGTCGAGAACAGAATGTTACCCTCGCCAATCATGGCTTTCTGCACGACTTGGTTTACGTGCCTGTTCAAACTAAGCGCAAAGTCTTCTGCCGTATCGGCATCCCACTTGTCAAAGTTTAACTTGTACAATACCCCGTCCTTAAATTCAACAGTACCGTTATCGACGTACTTTTTAATACGCGCATAGGTCTTAGGATCAAGGCCGAGATCTTCTGCACGGGCACCTGATAAGTCGTCACGCAGCCCTTTCATGTTAGTCATAATCTTATCAGCGGCAGATGTAATTGCAATACGCTGTTGTACATTCTGCACAGCGTAGTACCCGGAGATATAACCCTGTACACGCTGGCCAACACCAAGAACACGGTCTAGGCGCATAAGCAAGTCGCTTTGTGCAGTACCGTTCACGTTCATGTCAAGATTAAGATCATCACGATACAAACGATGTTCTGGCACCATAATAGACAAGTGCCTTAAATCTTTAGCAAGCTCGCTCTTAGGATCATTAGTTGCGGCTTTAAGCGCTGCGCCTGCATGATCCCACCAACGATCGATACCGACCGCTGCAATTTGCGCACCTGTCTCCGCTGTCTGTGTAAGACCAAGACCGTTAAGCAGAGCAAGATTAGTAAGACGCTTCATACGAATGACTGTCGGACTAAGGCCACCAGCAACGGGACCACCATCA